GGACTTGATCTTTACGTCACTGCAAACGTACCGTCAGCAAATGACACTGACAAAGATGATTCAATGCTAATCATCAACCCAACTGCATACACATGGTATGAATCACCAACGTATCGCCTACGCGCAGACGTTATTGCTTCAGGTCAGGTTTCAGTTTCAGTTTACGGATACGGTGCAATTGCAACGAAAATCGGTGCAGGCGCATTTGGTATCAATAAGACCTGATAACTAACCCCAACTAATCATGCGGCGGGTTCTCCCGATCTCGCCGCAGCCGATCGAAAGGAAACGGACATGCCAGTCATTGTTACTGCAAGCCAATTGCGCACGGTGCTTGGCGTGTCCGTTTCACTTTATTCAGACAGTTACCTGGACGAAATCATCAACACCGCTGAAGCCGTCATTTTGCCAATGTTGGTTGCAAACACTTCAGCCGTTAACGCTTACAAATTAGAATCAAACACTGCTTATTTTTACACCGCCCGCGAACACCATTTTGTTGCTGGTCAATCAGTCATTGTTGCTGGTTTGCCTGCGCCATTTACTGCGACACACACCGTTGTTACCGTCACGCCTTATTCATTTACCGCTGCATTGACTTCATCAAATGTCACATTGCGCGACATAATTCCGACAGGCACTGCAACACTTTCAGGCTATTCAGCAGCTGATCTATACGCAAACACCCCAGCAATTGAATCTGCAATTCTTGCGGTTTCAGTTGAAGTATTCCAATCACGCGTCGCAGCAGGCGGACAGATCGAAGGCGTAGATTTTGCTTCAACGCCGTATCGTATGGGTCGAAGCCTGACCAACCGCGTGTCCACGTTGCTTATGCCTTACCTGGACGTTGAAACGGTCGTTCAATAAGTGCCAGCCAACGCCGTATCCGAAACCCGTGCAGCATTAGCAAACGCCTTCAGCGCGCTATCTGCAAACATTTATCCCAGCGTGCCCGAAGCACCAATTCCACCTGCAATCGTGGTCGTACCCGATTCGCCTTACATGGAAGTTGTGCTAATCGGTAAAGCAAAAACACAGGTCAAACTCAATTTTGCAATTACTGCAATTGTTGCTTCAAATAGCAACGCAGGTTCGTTAGACAACCTGGAAAAACTCATCATAGGAATTCTCGCGGCAATGCCCGCGGGATACGTTGTTGGCGTTGTTGAAAAGCCGACAGTTTTGGAAGTAGGTCAAAGTCCAATGCTGGTGGCAGACATAAACGTTTCGACGTACTACACACAAACAACATAGGGGACAAAATGCCAACGACAATCATAACTGGTCGCGATTTAGTCGTGACCATTGCAACCGTTAACTACGACGCGCAAGCGACCAGCGCAACACTTGCGAATTCACCAACCGTCGAGACTTACCAGACACTTGACGGCAAGGCTTACAAGCACATTGACGACCAGTGGACTTTTGACGTTTCAATGCTCGCAGACTGGGGCGCGAGTGGTTCATTGTGCGAAGCACTATGGACTGCATGCGAATCAGCACCAAACACAACACTTGCAGTTTCATTGACTGCCGTGACTGGTGCAGTGTTTGCATTTAACGTCATGCCAGTATTTCCAGCAGTCGGCGGGTCAGCACCTGACGCACAGACAGTTGACCTATCATTCATTGTGGTGGGAACACCTACTGAAACATTCAGTTAAAAACTACTAATCGGGAGACAAAATGAAGTTACCAATAACAATTGAATACAATAACGGCGACCAAATCACCTACACGGCGGCACCGCCTGAATGGGTGAAGTGGGAGAAGCAAACGGGTCACACCATTGCCCAGGCGCAGGAAAAGATCGGAATTTCCGATTTGGTATTCCTTGCCTATCACGCCATGAAGCGAGAAGCAGCTGGTAAGCCAGTCAAGCCGATCGAAGCATGGACGGAAACTATTTCCGAAGTGATCGTCGGTGAAGCAAACCCAAAAGTTACCCAGTCGGAAGCCTAAGTCGAATCGTTTGGGAGATAGCCCTGGCAACAGGGTTATCACCAAATGAGTTTGAAAGTGCCGAAGACATTTTGACGGTCATTGAAATTTTGGAAAGGCGGGCGAATGGCTAAGGAATCGATTTCCTATGACAAAGCGGAATTGCGCGCCATTCTCAAATCTTTCAAAGCAATGGACGAAGAAGCGACGCAACAAGCAAAACAAGCGACAAGCGAATTGGCTGAATACGTTCGCGGCAAAATTGTTGACGCTGCTGGTCGAACAAATAACCGACTAGACGACCGCGTTGCTGCTGGTGCAAAAGTTTCAAAGTCTTCAAAGATCGGTGAAATTTCATTTGGTTTTGCTGCACAAAAGGTAAGCGGCGGCGGCACAACGCAACAACTTTGGGGCGGTGCTGAATTTGGTTCAAATACCAAAAAGCAATTTCCAGTGTGGTCAGGTCGTGAAGGTCGCGGGTCACGCGGGTGGTTTATTTATCCAACACTAAGAAGCGCACAACCTGAAATCATCAAAAAATGGGAAGAATCATTTTCCAAAATAGTTAGGAAGTATGACTAATGGCTGGCAGTCGTACCCTTAAACTTTCGATTCTTGGCGACGTTGACAATCTTAACAAATCGCTCAAAACCGCGTCAGGCGACGTTGATTCATTTGGCGATAAAGTCGGCAAGGCTGGCATAGCAATTGGCAAGGCATTCGCCGCAGCTGCTGCCGCTGCTGGGGCTGCTGCAATCGCAATCGGTATCGAAGGCGTAAAGGCTGCAATTGCTGACGAAAAGGCGCAGACACAATTGGCACTGGCGTTGGAAAATGCCACGGGTGCAACCCAGGCGCAGATCAAGGCAACCGAAGATTCAATTCTTCAAATGTCATTGGCGACGGGCGTTGCTGACGACGAATTGCGCCCTGCATTGGGTCGACTTGTTAGATCAACGGGCGACATTACAAAGGCGCAAGATTTATTGGCAATCGCGTTGGACGTTAGTGCTGCGACGGGTAAGCCTGTCGAAGCAATTGCGACTTCACTTTCAAAAGCGTATGACGGAAATACGGCAGCCCTGGGTCGCTTAGGTGTTGGCTTATCGACTGCCGAATTGAAAACAATGTCATTTGAAGAAGTGCAAGGTCGTTTGACTGATTTGTTTGGCGGTGCAGCGGCTGCAAACGCTGACACATACGCAGGCAAAATTGCACGTGTTCAGGTTGCATTTGACGAAGCGAAAGAAACCGTCGGCGCAGCATTGCTTCCAATCTTAGACAAATTATTAGAGTTTATTAACAAAAACGCATTGCCAGCAATCAACGCATTTTCAAACGCATTTAGCCTGACCGAAGGTGACGGGTTTGGTAAAGTAATAAGCGACGTTGCAAAAGTAATTAAAGACGTTGCAACACCAATTTTTGAAGCAATGCGCGTGCAATTTGATAAAGTGAAAAAAGTCATTATTGACAACAAAGAAAATTTGGAAGCATTTTTTGACGTAGTCAAATACGTCGCACCCCTTATCGGTAAGATATTGGGCGCAGCCGTAAGTGTCATTGGGGACATTGCTAACACTGTCCTGACAATCATTGGCAAGGTGTTGGGTGCCATCAAACCATTGCTGAACACGGCTATTGACGGTATCAACGCAATAATCAAGGGTTACAATGCCGTTCAATGGGGCAAGGACGTGCCCTACATTCCGAAGATCGGTGGCGGTTCGGGTTCGACGGCGACGGGCGCATTGGGTAACTTTTCAATGTCGACTGGCACAACCATGACAACGACTGGAATAACAACCGTGCCAAGCGGTGTGGCAACTGGTGGCACAACGTCAGGCGCGACGAGTTCGACAGGTATTGCGACCGCAGCCAGGGTTGCCGCAGCTGCTTCAAACAACATTGTTTCAGGTTCATTTGACGTGGGACGTTTCCGTATGGCAGAAAATGCGGGCATGGGTACGACAATTAACTTAAACGTAACTGGCGCGTTTGACCGTGAAGGCACTGCACGCACAATTGTTGAAACATTAAACGATTCGTTTTATAGGGGCACGGGCGGCGCAGGAAGCCTACAAATAGCATGACGCAATGGACACCAATTTGGAAAGTCACAATTGACGGCACTGAATACACTGACGCGGTTTTGGCTAACCTTGTCATTCGTAGCGGTCGAACAAACATTTATGAGCAGGCGCAGGCGGGTTATACGAATATTCAATTGATCGACGTAAATCAAATTGCAATCCCAGTTTCAATCAATTCAACCATTTCGATACAGGTTGAAGATACTGCGGGCACATTTGTGCCGATCTTTGGCGGTAACGTTGTGGACATTGGTTTGGAAGTGCGCGACGTGGGTTCGACCATGTTTACGCAAACCTATAACATCACGGCATTGGGTGCATTGGCACGTTTGCCAAAAGCATTGACCGACGGCGTACTTTCAAAAGATTTCGACGGCGACCAGATTTATGAGATTCTCAGCGACGTTTTGTTCAATACCTGGGCGCAGGTTGCACCGTCAGTCACCTGGGGAACATACACGCCAGCAACGACAACATGGGCAACGGCTGAAAACAACGGTTTGGGCGAGATTGACCGCCCTGGCAATTATGAATTGGCAAATAGATCATCAAGCCGAACCGACGTGTATTCACTGGTTTCAGCGTTGGCGACTTCAGGCTTAGGTTATTTATACGAATCCCCGACGGGGGCGATTGGATATGCGGACAGTACTCACCGCACCAATTACCTGGCTGCAAACGGTTACGTTGATCTTGACGCAAACCATGCCCGTGCAGCTGGACTACGAATTCAGACCCGCGTTGGCGACGTTCGCAATTCGTTAACAATCAAATACGGGTCAACCAGCAGCGCGGAAGTGAGCGCAACCGAACCAAATTCAATTGCCCAATACGGCACGCTCGCCCAGATCATTACGACGACATTAGAAAAATCAGCCGACGCAATTGACCAGGCAAATTTTTATTTATCACTTCGTGCCCAACCTGAACCAATTTTTAGCGAAATTTCGTTTGACCTGACAAATCCTGAAATTGACAATGCTGACCGCGACAACCTAATCAATGTTTTTATGGGTGAAGCGATCGCCCTGCAAAATCTGCCGTTAAACATGGCTTCGGGTACGTTTCAGGGCTTCGTCGAAGGCTGGTCGTTTCAAGCCGCTTATAACCGTTTAAGCGTTACATTGTTGTTGTCGCCGTTGGCTTATTCATTGCAGGCAATGCGTTGGAATGACGTACCGATCACCGAAACATGGGCAAGCGTGTCGCCGACTTTAGACTGGGCAAATGCCACAATAGTGGCGTAGAAAAGGGGAACAAATGGCAAATCCAACAACCAACTATGGTTTTGTGCTTCCAACGTCGAGCGACTTGGTCACAGACCTTCCAGCCGATTTTGAAGTGGCGTTGCAAGGCGTTGACACACGACTGAAGGCATTGCAGCCCGGCACAACGCTCGGCGATCTTGCTTATTCATCAGCAACTGCAAACACCAACACTCGTTTGGGCATTGGTTCAACTGGTCAAGTTTTGACGGTGGCAGGTGGTGTTCCAACTTGGGCAGCAATTAGTGGCGGCGGTAAAGTTTTGCAGGTTGTCATGGGTACAACTAGCACATCAACAACAATTGCTAGCACGACTTATACAGACACAACATTGACGGCAACTATTACGCCAGCCGCAACGAGTAGCAAGGTTCTTTGTTTTGTTTCACAGAATTTTATTAATTTTAAGAGTTCGTCGGCGATGACTGGCGGTTCGTCAATTAAATTAGTTAGAGCAGGAACCGACATTGTCACCCGTGGCGACAAAGAAGTTGATTTACGCTATGACATTCGTGCGGTTGGAAATGGTATTCAGTATTTAGGACTTGTTACAAATATTGCCTACCTTGATTCGCCTTCTACAACATCGGCAACAATCTACAAAACACAAGGCGCGGTTGCGTACACGACAGATTCCAACCAAGTTATTTATCAAAACGGCGGTCAATCACAAATCATTCTTATGGAAATTGGTGCATAATGGCTACAACTCAACAGGTACTTGCAATGCTTATTCCGAATGGCGGTTATGTCGCCACGGGTGACGAATTTGAAGGAATACAATTTTTAGAATGCGAACCAATTACTAAAGCACAATTTACGGCGGGTTTTGCAAAATTTGATGCTTGGCAAAATCAACAAATAGCGACACAAATGGCAGCTAAAGAAGCAGCACAGGCAAAACTCGCTGCGCTTGGCTTGACAACAGATGATCTTAAGGCTCTTGGACTTTAAGTGAAACCACGTTTATCTAAGTCCGTTATTCAGTTAAGAGAGCAGGCAGACGATGCTTATCCTGACAGAAAGCGTGACTCTGACGGCACAATCGGAGACGCCAAGCACTCAACCCGAAAGAGCGATCATAACCCTGACCCTGATTCAGGGATTGTCCGCGCTATCGATCTCGATGCTGATTTCGACAAATCGTCCTCTACAGCTGCTTACGTTGCCGACCAGATACGAATTGCAGCCCGAACAGATAAACGCATTGCATATGTTATCTTTAACAAAAAGATTGCAAGCGCTAGAAGCCTCTGGCGTT